CTCGGTTACAATGTAACACGTTCAAATGGGGTCGACTGGGTCAGCAATTTTACTAGACCGTCTCCTCGGTACTTATTATAATATAATAAGATTAGTATAAATATAAAGTTAATTAAAACTCCATATTTTACACAGTCATCGTCGTCTTCACGAACGACAACTGGTTTGATACAGCAAATCAAATTGTTCAAAATTCTAAAATGTTTCATGGCAATATTAAATATCATTAATAAATCTCATATAATTGTACACATTAAGGTTGTTCTTAACAACCGGTGCACCCATGAATCTAAAAAATTGAAAATCTTCACCTATTGCTGTATCATTAGAAACAAAGATAGAAGGATCGCTTTCAGCAGTAGTTGTAACTACTGCATTGCCATTAAATGTGGCAACGAAAGTACTAGGGTAGCCTGAAGCTACACCTAAATTACTTCCTCCTGTCGTTGTTCCTGGTCCGGATGTTATATTAGTTCCACTATTAAAACCTAATTGCCATAAATTGGCATTATAATAAGGTGTAACAAATTCAAAACCGCCATTACTATCAAAATGATAATTTGCATTACCATATAAAGTATTAACATTAAGACGTTTAGTCTCTAAAAATGTGGCGCTATCTGTCATACTCCGGACAGTCAACTCAGGTGTTGTATATACATCATCTCTAGTTTGTGCTAGAGCAACTGTACAAAAATCTCCTGAATTGCATTTAAAATTTCCATGCGGTCTTAACCTATGTTTCATGGAACCTCTCATACCTAAAAAGCCATATCTCAAGAATTCAAATAAAGTTCTTGGGTTGGTCTCTATAGGCGTAACCAATCCACCCGTATCAGGTTCTGCGTTGACTCCTGGTCCCGCATAACCAGTACTGGCTTGTGGTAAAACAGTACCTTTAAATGATAAATTAATAACATCAGGTACTTCCGCAGTATTAGTGTTAGAAAGATAATATGTTGTTTGAAATCTTTTCAACAAAGTTCTAAAAGAACTAATTTTCTCTCCCATATGATCATCATGTATATGTTCATCACTTGCTCCGGTTGGATTTATAACAACAACCTCTTCTGATGGAATGACAGCTGACTCTGACACAATTGTCGGATTAGCTGCTTGTCCAATCATCCTATTATTAGGTAAGCTAGATATGCTAGGTCTAGCATATTGCATGTCTTCAGACCAACAATATACATTGACTTGTACATCTGCATCCTGAATAGGTTGTACCAATTGATTTAATACTCTAACTTCTAAAATTCCATTTGCAGAAGCAGCAGTTCTATTGTCCGTGATTGGGCTCAAACCTGTAAATAAACCATTAGTGAAAAAGTTGTTGCTATTACTATAAGGACGTACAGCTGTAGGATTTGAAGCATCAACAATTCCTTTCCTATTAGCAGCAGTAGGAAGCAAACACCAAGATCTGGTAGCCGCCCAATCAACTGCAATTGTAACAGTTTGTCCATTTTGTATATCTAAAATTACACTATTTTGTTGATTTAACGGTGCAGAATTAGTCTTGATCAATGTTTCATATTGATAAGTATTTGGTTCATAACGAATTAATAACTTACCTCGATGAAATCTTGAACATACTACTTCAAAAGTGTAATTTATCGTTCCTCGCCAATACGAAAATGGTCTTGAGGAAAACGCTAAGGCGCTATCTTGACAATAATTATTTTGAGATCCACCATTAGGTTGATCATCTGCTCTAACATTGCGAGCGCCTATTAAAGCTATGCCCATATTCGGGTCTACTGTGGTATTCCAAAGAACATCAGTCATTGCTACATCAGTATCTGACCAATCAAATGTTCCTATGTAAGACTTACGTGAAGCTATATTACCTATAACTAGTTCGTCAACGTTCATTCCTCCTAATGAAGGATCAACTGATAACTCTAATTTAGGATCAACTGATAACATATACGCAGTTTCTTTTACATTACCCACAGCGCCATTTTGAAAAGGCATATTTTTAACAAACATTGCTGGTTCCAATATCACTGGTTTCGAAAAACCAAAGAAATTTGAAACAGCACCTAATCCTTTAAACACTGCCGAAGTAGCTTTCGCAAAATCACCTATAATAGGTACATCAGAAAGCATTCCTCCTACATTTGAAATCGCAGTAGCAACTTTGGTAACTGGACCGGGATCCTCATATTCCGTTTTTGTGACTTCTTGCTTAACGCCAGTAGCCATATCTGACATATAAGTCCCTAATCCTTGTCCACCTGTTGAAACTGCTTCTCCATTTCTAGCATCTTTCATTACTGCTGTTCCTAAACCTGACATTCCTTTAGAATCATATGCATCGCTGTATCGATTAATTCGATCAACGACTGCTGACTCTGCTGTAATATCAATATTTGTGGCAGTAATACAACCCAATTCAATTTCTTCGCACCAAGCGAAAACATTAATTGAAACCGGGTTACTAGTTGCTGTAGTTGTATTAGCAAATCTAATAGGATTAATTGTAGATATAATTAAAGCACCTGCCTCCTCTAAATCTGGAAAAGGTGTGCTATTTGTAATAACCAAACCATCATTAGCGGTCAATCTATATTTTGTTTTATATGATATAAACGGACAACACATTTCCAAAGGCATATTATCCTTTGGATCAATAGTTTTTGTACCAGGGGCTTGTGATAAATAACAATTCATCATACCCCTAACCGATCTATCTTGTCCTGTAAATGAATCATCTAATAACAATTTCAATGACCTATACGGTTGGTTAAAATTAATGTAAGGTTGATAACTAAATAAAATCCTTCCATAATGGTATGGTGTTCCACTAATTGCGATTCTCAAATGCAAATTTCCTTTAAAATAAGCATAATTTGACAATTTTGCACGAACAGATGGATCACGAGACCATAAATCCCAAATATCTAATCTTTCAAAGAAATCTCCATCAAGATCTCCTGAGTAAATAGATATAGGACGACGAAAATAATTATCCAAAGCAAATTGTGTATCACCTCCGTCTCTGACACTATGTAAAGTTTTTCCTAAAGCAGTTTTATCTGCTTCTTCTCCCATATGATCTTGTACATTCTCATTTATTGTATTGAGAATTGGATCACCTGTATGAAAATCTCCCATATTGCCTTGTTTTCTAGAAACTTTTTCTGACTCCGTTTGGACAAAATTCGGTTTAGCACATAATCTTTCTTGAGCATTGCGATTTGTCTTCTTAGCGGTAATCTTATTTCTATGATTATAAACTCTTTGTAACTTCAAAGTTTTGCCAACTCTGTCTACATGTAGTAATGCATTCACTCTTTGTTTCCACTGAGTGGCTAAAGCACCATGTTTTAATTCGGGAGTTAATTGCAACTCCTGAAGATCCATTGAATCTATAATTTCGTTTCCCGTAAGGGAAGCGTCTTTAAATGTTGTTTGTTCAGTATCCATAATTAATATATTGCTCACATTGGCAGTCTTCCGAAATGGTTTTACTCGTCTTTCACCCCTATATGTTCTATGACATCTCTGATACCGGGCATTTCGGGAATTGGGTTGTATAATTGGTTACGTATCGTCTCAAAGCTTGGAAACGACTTTAAAATGAGATATTGATCTCTATCATATAATTCTGAAGCATATTTTGCAAATTTTAATCTTAATTCAAAATACTCTTCTTCTGTATGATGGAAAAACAATTCTCTTAATGCTGAAGCACATGAATCTATCATTTGATCTTCAACATTAACTTCTCTAGAAGGCAAATAATAGCATATAGCTTTCATTATGCTTTCACGATCTAAAGGAGCTACCCAATGGTCTAAGTCTTTTCTAAATACAAAATTCCTTTTTAAAAATGAAATTTCGTTAAATTCCAAAAATGGAACCATATCTAAAGTCTTAGCCGCATTGGTATAGTCTAAACCGTATATATCTCTACAAAATGATTGATATGTACAGTTATTAAAGAAATGACGTACTGGCGTTTTAACTGCCGCAATTACATCATCTCCATATATGCAAGGTTTGACATTTTTGAAAAAATCCTCATTGTCTCCTCGCATTGATATGAATGCATACACAAGCATAGATAATCCTCTTAATGAATTATCTTCAGCCGTAGCGTACTTACCACTCGGTTGAAAAGCTGGTGCAGCAAACATATCTCCGGCCATAGCGACGGTTGGATACAAGTTATCGGATAAAATTCCTTTAACAATTTCCAATGCTTCGTCGTTATAACCAAAATGCTTCAATACATTATGAACAATTGAATTAGCTATTAATCCAATATCATAAGGCATTGATGTGTCGAAACCACCGTAATCTCCCTCCATATAAGAGTCAGAGAATTCTTTCATTGACGTTACTAAATTATCTACATCTGTACTATGCATATTTATACCTATTTCAGCTCCAAAAATACTGGAATACTGATTCATTAAAGTATAAAATGGCATTAAATACATTCTATTTAAAATAGTAGCGTCATATGGTGACATGCAAAATACTCTCGTTTTTGCAATTCGACATTTTGCGAAAGAGCGCGGCTCATCTTTTAATTGAGCTCCCAAAATTGGGCATGCGTCTCTTCCTTCTTTATATGCGTTAACTTGTTCTAAAACTTGTTCCGTCACACAATCACTAGGTAAATAACTGTCTTTCTTAAAATCTAATTCAATTTTATCTGACCATTTACGTTTAGGTCCATTAAAAGACCAACCTCCTGATGTTGACGGCTTCATAGCTCGCATATAAAAATCCTCTGGGTGTCCATTTTGTGCAACACTCAAAGGTACTGGTGACAATCTTTTTATACCCTTTTTAGATAGTTCTTTAATCAAATGTTCTGAAATATAGTTAATTGTCTTTCCCATAATTTCAGGATTTAATGATTTCTTTACAACTCCTGCCTTTTTAACAAAATTATTAAAAGGTGCAAAATAAACTTGTTTGCCATTTTCTACTCGTTTAATGGCTGAAAAAGGTGGAGCTGCAAAGACTGGAGTTCCGTTTTCATTAAAACATGAAACTCCAGTTAATTCCTTAGCATAAGGAACGAACTTACTTGATCGCAATGTTGATTTGCCTGGTTTAATTATTGGATAATCTTTAATTCCTCCAAATACTTCCAAACCAGGTACACATTCGTAATTCAATGGCGACCTATCTTGAGGTTTATTCATTAATTCTGGTGTCGTCATCGGCATTCTTAGAATTCCTTCTGAATTAACTCTCAAGCTTGTTGTTGAAATGCGCTTCAACGCATCTTCAACTTGTTGCAAATTAAGATATTGCGCAAAAGATAGGTTAGATCCTGCATCTCCAGCACAATGAACTCCTAACAATATAGATTGTCTACAAACTGTAGCAACTAACGGTGATCCACAAGATCCTCTCTCGTGGTTATCCCAACTGTATTGAATACAATTAGACACTTCCAAATCGCCAGCTGTAGATTTAATCAATCCATATTTTGTTGCTGTTGTTTTGTGTCCTGCTATTAAAGCATTAACGCCATATCCTAAAGCGTTAAAAGCTTTATCATCAGGGCACAAATATTTACGAATATCATGAAACTTTAATCCACGTAATCTAATCAAAACTAAATCTGTCTTACTATCTTCGTTTTGAATAATCGTGAACTCTGATTTCGCAATTCGTATTTTGTGTTCGCCCACACCCGGACTAACACTTGTTGTAATTTGGCAATTACCGCCTGCACTTTCTAATGTATGCTTGTTAATAATAGCAAAATCTTCAAATAAACCCAAAATATTGGTCTTTTGTAAATTTACTGAATTATCAACTAAAGCACTTCTAACGTTTTTAATTATTGATTTATTTACGTTAGATAAGCTATTGTCTGTACATTGATTAACCATTGTAAAAGGAACTGGTCTAGGTTTATCCCAATCAATTCCATTCATTGGTTTTGTACGTGGTTTTGGCATTTCACAAGCAGTACTTTCCTCTAGTCTTTGTACATCTTCTTGTATACTACTAGGGGTGTGTTCTTTATACGTCTGCAATACTTGTCCTTCTTCCTGTTTTGGCTTTTCTTTTATGCTTTGCTCTAAATGATTATTATATTGATTTAATTCAATATTCTCTTCCTTAGTACTCAAAGCATATTTAAACATCATAGCTGCTGAAAGAATGGACATAAATGTAATTGCAAATTCTGCACTTTTAACATATTTAAATAATTTCAAATTTCTTACCACTCTAGGTCTGTTATTGGTATAACCCCAAATGTCAGATAATCTCGAAAAATGATAAGAAATCAATTCATTATATTGTTGGATTTGTAAATTACTATTATAACCTAATGCTACTCGTTCGAACAAAGTTCTACCGAAGTAACACAAAAAAGTAGTAATAATAATACTAACCCATTTCATAATAAACAAATATCCTAAATATGTTATAACTCGAACTGAACTATATGATCTAAATCCAAAAAGTTCAATTTCTGGCCACATTGCATAACGCAAATGTAACCAAATCATTTTGCAGATTCCCATAAAATAAAGGTAATCAGCAAAATGTGCGACAACATTTGATTCTGCTTCAATATCATTACTTAAATAAACTTCTTCAAAAGTCTTAGCAATGTCTGAAGTCATGTTAACTCTGTGTTGTTGCTGATTAATGTGACTTGTCATATCTTCTTTTAAAAATTCAGATAATTCAAAAATATCACATTTCTTTTTGCAGAAAATAGTAGTTGACTTTTTATTGTCAACTGGCTCTAATCTTCTAACTTCAAATTCCCATCTATCTAATGCTGGTGTATTCGAAGCCAAAGCTTTTGCTTGATCTAATCTGCATGAACCTTCTTTTATAAATTCATCCTTAACTGTAGGAGTTACGTACAAAATACGTCTCCTAACAGCTGCTGGATTATTTACTAAAACATCAAGGTTCATCTTTTCATCATTACAATCCATCAAAATTAATTGTGGCATTGCAAAAACTGTTCCTTTCGATTCAACATCAGCCATGTTACATGAATATGGTTGATTGTCACAAACCGAAAGCCATTCACTCATTACTGCATCTCCAGATTTCGCTGCTATATCTTTATGTAGCGATCCTGGTTCAGAGTAATGAATAATTGGTTGTGAATCGGGGTGATACCCTGACCAATAATCTTCAGTTGCTTGTCTGTGATAAACGTGTGATTCATGATATGTTCTACCTTTAACAGCAGAAAAAATCATTCCACAAACGTCTATCAACAAACCTTTACCAATACCTGGCATACCTGTAATACAAATTGCATAAGGCATTGGTCTAGCTTCTGAATTCATTTGATTAATAAAATTATTTCTGATCATTGTTATTGATCTATATGATCTTTCCACTAATCGTTTTGATGCACTTCCTTTTGGAAGTGATTTTAAAAGAGTAGCTCCATCAATTGCAGCTGCTCTAGCTTTGCACAAATATTCTGTGCGACATATCTTTCCTTTTACAGGTACTCCTGGATATGTCATATCTTTTAAAAGTTCCAATTCCGATACTGTATCGCAAAAACTAGCTACTGGATCTGCGCTTCCAAAAATTTCGGAAAATGTGCTTCCTCCAGCAAATTGTTCTGCTAAATTAATCATCGAAATTGTTGCTTTCAAAGTTACTTCAGCCATTTCCATAATAGAACATGACTGAGCTGGTCCAATATTTTTAACAATAGTACGTGAAACGTCTCTGCTAAATAAATTGTAACCTACTAAACTTAGGACAAAATCTCTAAGTGAAGTAACTAAATCGGATGACATAACAACTGTTAATCTTGTTCTAATCTGTTCAAGTGTAGATTTAACTTTACTTGATTCAGATCTAATAATCAAAGATTTAACTTTGTTGTATGTACATCCTGGCATATTTTGTAAATTTTTCCACCAGTTTTCTGAGTCTCCTGTTAAAAATTCTTTCCAAAACCTCCAAACTGAGGTATTTTGGTATTGTGTTAACATTTTATTAAAAAA